ATAAGTCTATCTAAGTACCAACGGGCTTTCTTCAAGTCTTCCAAGCCATTCTTGTAAGGCCATCGCCAAAGATACTTGAAAGAGTTTTGCCAGCAGTATGCTTCATGTGCGCTAACAGGTGCATTCTCAGCCATAGCTTGCATAGCATCAATACATTCAATACCTGCTGCGTTGTAATGGGGTGGATGTTCTACCATATCCACAGCCAACTCTTTCCATTTAGCCATTGTTGTTCTCTTTCTCTAGTACAATTAGTTCTGCGTTAGTATAGGGGATATGAAAGAACTGCTCACCTTTCTGTATGTATCTACCCTTAGCTTCTTTGAGACTCTCTTTAGTCAAACAAGTATCCTTGATGCGCCAGCATTGTTTCATATCTTTACGGAAGATATAGAAATTTAGTACACCATTAGCACCATCATACTTGTCTAGTAATCTCTGCTTCCTTTCTGGAATCCTAATCTCTGCCCAATGTGTAGGCCAGTCACCATCCCATGCTACCTTTACCTCTGCCTCATTGAAGTAAGTGTAGTCATCTTTCTGTGACACTACATCTACATAATAGTTTTCTTCTGTGTTTACAATGGTGTGTCCTTTTTGTTCAAGTAAAGTTACAAGTTTGTCCTTAGCAGCAGCATCATATGCTTCATACAATGCCCTGTTAAAACGTTTTCTTACAGCCATTAAGATTTAGTTCCTTGTTTAAAAAGAGGTAGAGAAAAACACTGGCTTACAGCCTTGGCATTTTCATTTGGTCTTGTATTGTACAAGCGTAGCATATCATACTCTCGCCACTCTTGGCAAGACTCTTCGGTTAAAAAAGCAAGATTAGTTGCATGTACTATAAACTTATCTTCTTTTGCAGGGGCTGAACCCATTGCCATAACTACTACATAAACCCAAATCATTTTAGTTCTCCTTGTTTGGAGTAGTTTAGCCACATACTCAGGTGGTTACTTTAAGTAATGTCTACCATTTCACACACATCCCCAGTACATGCCATCGTCTGCATCCCTGATGTATTATCTTCTTGCTCGTATGATGATAGCTTAGTCCAATCAATCTTAACAGGTGATGCATCTACCCTGTTGTAGAAATCTTCCTTTGTACATTCTTGATACGGTG